TAACAGCTTGAGTGATTACACTGTTAGTACCTAACGTGGCTCCGTCTATGGAACCTCCATTGATGTCAATGGTACTGAAGGTGTCTATTGCGCTTTCAAAGAAAGTTTCAAAATCTGACAAAGCAACTTGCTTCATGGTGCCGTCATCATTAACAACAACTCTGTCTGCTGCTGCTAAGGTTGTACCAGTAGCACTTGTGCCACCGTCCATGATGTTGAGTTCTGCTGCTGTTGCAGCTACATTAGTCCCTCCAATATCCAGAGTAGTCATAGAGACTTCACCAGCTACTGTTAATAGACCACTAGCTACAGTAAGTAAATCTGTATCTCCTGTATGACCTATCGTTGCACCATTGATAGCAACATTGTCAACTGTTAAAGCTGTAAGAGTTCCTAATGAAGTTACATTACCTTGAGCAGCGGTTGCTAGTGTACCAGCTATAGTTCCACCAGAAACATTTATTCCAGCACTAAAGACTGGTATCTGATTCATAGTGACTACGCCGCCAGAAGATATAGATATAGAATCAGTATCTGAGGCAGCTCCAATATTCCCACCATCAGGAATAACAATGTTACCGCCTGTAGTCATTAGACCACCACCAGTATATGTACCGCTTACATCTAGATTTGCATTAATATCAGCCAACGTAGCATTAAGTTCTATTTCGTCTGTTGCATTAATATCTAAAATAGTAGCAGAAGGAGCATTAATATATTGACTCGAATCATTAAACTGTAGTTGCCTAGTACTATTTAAAAGAATACCAGTATCTGCAACGTGAGTAAGAGTAACATCCTGATCGTCTCCAAGATTAATAACTGCACCATCTGCTAAGAAGATATCACTAAATTCTAATGCGGTTGTACCTAAAGCAGCACCATCGGAGGCATCAGGCACAAAAGCCGTTGTAGCCGTTATAGTTGTTGCTTGGAAAGTACCATTAGTTGTTAATCCAGCGTCGGCTGAGTGCGTTAATGTTATATCTTGATCATCTCCAAAGTTAATAACAGCGCCGTCTGCTAAAAAGAGATCACTAAATTCTAATGCGCTTGTACCAAGTGCTGCTCCATCTGAAGCGTCTGGAACAAATGCAGTAGTGGCTGTAATTGTAGTAGCTTGAAAAGTACCATTTGTAGTTAAACCCGCATCAGCAGAATGAGTAAGTGTAATATCTTGATCATCACCAAAGTTTATGACTGCTCCGTCTGCAAGGAATAAATCACTGAACTCTAGAGAAGACGTACCAAGAGCAGCACCATCAGATGCATCAGGAACAAAGGCTGTCGTTGCTGTAATTGTTGTACCCTGGACTGTGCTAGAACCTACAAAGGTTCCACTAGCTGTTACTGTTGTAAAAGCACCTGAACTAGCTGAATTGGCTCCAACAGTTGCACCATCTACTGTACCACCATTAATATCTGCTGTATCTGCTACTAGAGCATCTGTCGTAACTGTGCCATCAAAGAAGGCATCTTTAAACTCAACTGAGCTTGTACCCAAATCAATATCATTGTCTGTAACAGGTACAATAACCCCATCTTGAATACGGATCTGTTCTACTGCCGAGCTTGAAACCTCTACAAAGACTCCCCAACGATTATTAGTACTATCAGCAACTATCTTATTAAGGAAATCTAAGTCACCAATTGTGTGAACATTACCACCTTCTGCTGCCGTACCATCATGCTGGTGCCCTGTCGAGGCTGACGTTGTTGAATACGCAAAAGCGTTTAATAGTTGGTTGTATTCGTCATTAAACAGAGCCGCTGTAATAGTGTCTCCATCTGAAAACGAACTCTGCCGTGTATAAGTTTGCGTCATTTATTTATCTCCTTCCTGACGGTACATAATCTATATAAAACCCATTAATTGCATATGGCGCTTTTTGATCATCACTAAATATTTTAAAACTACTTGTATGCCCACTACCTTGTACAGCTTGTCTAACCATAGGATCATTCTGCGATCCAAATACAACAGAATTAAATGTCGATGAACTATTACCAAAAATTGCTGGTAAAGATACAGAATCAAGTTCATAATCTAGAGGTTGAGGAATATTCCTATCTTCATAATCAAACCTTACTCTTAATGATGGTTGAACAATTCCTTCTGGACTTAAAGACATACGTACATACTGTAAAGTTTTTCTAGTTCCTAAATCACCAAAATCTAAATTAGGAGTTGTATATTCTGCTACAATATCTGTGGCCGTTCCTGCTGGCGTAAAATAATCTCCATCATCGTGTACATAGATATATCCATCTTTATCACCATGATATGTTTTTTCTATGCGATCTTTATCAAAACTAGAAGCTATAGCATGAGCTTGTATTCCTAATGTTTCTGACCATTCAAATCCATTAGGAGTAAGAGTTCCAATAATCCCCCTTGACGTTGTATGAGATGCTCCTGATCCTGAATAGAATAAGCGATATTGTGATTTCTTTCTTAATACGGCACTATCTATCCTAAAAGTATTAATGGCGGATGCCATATCACTAATAATAGATTGAATTTGTCTGCTGACAGAACCCAACTCAACGTCACCAATACGTGCTGTACCAGCAATAGTACGAATACCATCAGGACTCAAGAAAATCAAATCACCCGCAATCTCCTGAATACTTCTACCATCCAAACAACCCACATTCTTTGTAATAGGTACAACTGCAATCGTACTCGCATTATTTATATTCTGCAATTTATAAATTGAGTTAGAACAAAATATAATCAAATCATCACGGAAGCTTTTAATTCCTACGACTTGATCATCAAGCTTAATAGATCCAGAGCCTGAACTTGTGAAATCATCTATATCACTTGTACCACTATAATAAATAGTGTTCGGTGATGTCGCTGCTCCTGCAACTACTAAGTGTTTATCATGCATTACACAGAACTTAGGATACTCAGTACTGCTTACAGTAATCTCTTTACAGAAATAAGTCCGGCTTGAAAGAGCACTCCCTGTACCCGTCATCTTAAAGTACATTGGCTTAACACCTGAGCCTTCATCAGTGATAATTACTTCACCATAATCAGTATCACCTTCATAGATTGCAAAGCTTGCTAAGTCTTGTGAAGTCCTTGCTAAGGTACTACGCCCTCCAAAGGTGCTATAGTTATCTCCTCCTGCATCAACACTAGCTTTATTTATTTGTAACCAGCTATCTCCATCCTGACTGAAATATATATTAGTTCCTGAGCAAGCAATTAAACCATCTGCATAAACTTCAAGACCAAAAATATCATTATCTGTATTTGGCCTTGTGCCATCTCCAAACTGAGAATAGCCATTAATTCGTCTATAGCCACCATCTGGATCAACTTCAAAGTTTCTTAACTTCGTTGCCAATCCTGGTTGTGCAAGCATTTCAAACTGATTTAAATTTGTATTTAAACCACCTTTACATGAAACACCATAGGGTTGTGTAGCTGCCATTAAATAAATCCTATTCTGTCATCTTTTACATAAACTGGTGTAGGCTCTAATAAACTAGACCTCATACTACGCAATCCCCTTCTATAATCATCAAGAGCAAAAGCAGCAGATTGAGGATTATCCTTAAACTGCCAAATATAATATCTAGCTCGTGCTAATAGAACAGCACTATATACATCAGGAAATACAATAGTATCCCCATAAGCATCAAGCTCTGTAGGTAAATCCCAAGCAAAGAACCATATCCTATAGACCTGATCTGGTATAGGACTTAATCCAAAGTTACGTGCATCAGGACTTCTAATAACCCTAGTAGGTACACCATACTGTGTTGTATCTGCGTCATCTTTATTTTCGGCAATCCGAAGATAATCCTTCCACTCTTCAGTAGTTGTATACCTAAGATTCTTAATAGTAAAGGGAGCAGACTCATCTGTAACCCCTACAGTAGTTAAAAGAAAATTATCCCAATCTATTGATCCATAATCTGCAGTAATACTAGAACTAGAGGCTTTAAGTTCATACCATCTAGTACCGGCAGTAGTTTCTACATAAACATTACCATACATAGGATCAGTAGCCCCGCTCTCAGCCGTAGCTAAGAAAGGCCACTGAGGTTCCTCATTGACAATATCTAAGTAGGCAGTATTAATTGAATCTTTTGCGTGTTGCTGTATACCTACAGCGTTGCTAAAGTTTGCTGAAGTTAATACAACTTCATTAAGTTCCCGCAATAATTTATTTGTTAAATTAAGAAATGTTGCCATTTATTATTCACCATCCCAATTCAAGTCTGTTAGTCTGCGTTGAGTAGTAACCATATCTTCTTTTTGACGAAATATACGATCATAGTTCTCATCGTACTTTTTTTTGTCAAAGTTCTTCCTGAAGCGACTATCCTTACTGACAATCGCTTTTCTAAACATTACAGGTTTTTCATCAGAGCCTAATTGAGCCATTATACTATCTTAGTCCTGGTAGTTTGGATACATCACTATACTGTACTAAACCACCACTAGAACTTGAACGACGGCTACGTCTTGCTTCACGCTTGATTCTACGTTTCTGCCTACGTTCTGATCGTCTACCAGATCTTTCTCCTGCACGAGCATGTCTTTCTGAACGACGTTCTGATCTAGCTTCACTTCTTCCTTCCTGTCGCGCTGATCTAGCTTCATGTCTGCCTTCCTGTCGGGCTTCTCTTTCTTCCCTTCTTTCCTGTCGTTGAGGATAGTTAGGTCTAGACTCCCTTCTTTCTTGACGGTCTGTCGCTCTTTGTTCCCTTCTCTCTGATCGTACACCCGCTCTAGGAAGGCCAGGTCTTGCGGCCCTTCTAGCTTCTCGTACACCTGCTCTAGGAAATGACCAATCATCATCAAAAATATTGGGCACTTTTATCTCCTTCTATTTAATCTGGTAATACACCTAAATGCAAAAACTCGACTAAATAAGTCACAGTCGTTGCAGCAGTTGCCAAATCATTTGCTAAAGGCTTGAGCCTTGCGTAAATTGAACGTGCTGACGCGCTATACAAAGTAGCCGCAATAACAATTGCTTCTGAAGTAGCGGGGCCACCATAAACACCAGCAGTTACACCAGTACCTACAAATGCATTAGCTGCATGACCATGTGAATTTTGTATGATATACAATGGTACATTAGCTGTCCAAGTTACTGCTGATCCACCATCATCTAAGATAGCTTTTTCATCAATAAGTTGGCCGCCGCCTGCCGCAGTTCCTAAATCGAAATCAACATCATCACCTGAAGCTCCTGCTGTAACAATGTTACCTGCTGGAATGGCAATAAGATTACGAATAATTGTATCTGCTGGCTGCGTCAATGTAACATCATAAGTTGCATCAGCCGTTACTGCA